TCATGAAGCTAACACTGGAGGAGAAAATCGCTCACGGTGGACACCCCATCCTACGCTGGATGATGGACAACATATATATCCGCACCGACCCTGCAGGAAATATCAAGGCAGACAAGGAGAAATCAACCGAAAAGATAGACGGCGCGGTCGCCACCATTATGGCGCTCGACCGTGCAATTCGGTGCGGTAACGATTCGGGCGAGAGTGTTTATGACAAACGCGGCTTGCTCATTTGGTAAGGAGGTAAAAGCCTATGGGCATATTACAAGGCATATTCAAGCCCCGCGACAAGCCTAAAAACCTCGGCGGTGGCAACAGCTTTTTATGGGGAGGCTCGACCTCCGGCAAGGTTGTAAATGAAAAGACTGCCATGCAGATGACAGCGGTGTACTCCTGCGTCCGTATTCTTTCGGAGGCAATCGCAGGACTCCCGCTGTTTGTGTATAAGTACGGCGAGGACGGTAGTAAGGAAAAGTGCCTCGAACATCCGTTATGGCGGGTCCTGCATGATGAGCCGAATCCTGAAATGACGAGTTTCGTATTCAGAGAAACTATGATGAACCACCTGCTTCTCACCGGAAACGCCTATGCTCAGATTATCCGCAACGCCCGTGGCGAGGTTATAGCACTCTATCCGCTTATGCCAGACCGCATGACAGTAGACAGGGATTCACAGGGACGACTGTATTACCGTTATCGGAAAAATAGCGATGACGCACCGGAAGTCGGCAAAAACAAGCAAAGTGATATTATCTTCGCTCCCTCTGACATTCTTCATGTGCTGGGGCTTGGCTACGACGGTCTGGTCGGCTACTCACCGATAGCGATGGCAAAAAACGCTGTGGGCTTGGCAATCGCCGCCGAGGAATATGGCGCTAAGTTTTTTGCCAATGGTGCCGCACCAAGCGGCGTTCTCGAACATCCCGGTACGATTAAGGACCCGGAGCGCATACGGGAAAGCTGGCAGTCCACCTTCGGCGGCAGTGCTAACAGCAACAAAATTGCCGTGCTGGAGGAAGGACTCAAGTACACGCCAATCGCTATCTCGCCGGAACAGGCGCAGTTCCTCGAAACACGCAAGTTCCAGATCAATGAAATCGCTCGAATTTTTAGAGTGCCGCCGCATATGCTGGCTGACCTCGAAAAGTCGAGCTTTTCTAATATTGAGCAGCAGTCGCTGGAGTTCGTGAAATACACGCTCGACCCGTGGGTGATCCGCTGGGAACAAGCGATGAACAAGGCACTCCTGCTCGACAGCGAAAAACACTCGATGTTCACAAAGTTCAACGTGGACGGACTGCTTCGCGGCGACTATGCATCGCGCATGACAGGCTACGCGACCGCTCGACAAAACGGCTGGATGTCGGCAAATGACATACGAGAGCTTGAAAACCTCGACCGCATCCCTGCCGACCTCGGCGGCGACCTTTACCTTATAAACGGAGCGATGACCAAACTGCAGGACGCAGGTGCGTTCGCAAATACAACTACAACAGAAACGGAGGGAACCTCAGATGGACAAAACAAAACGAAGTCCCGCAAAGGCGCGTGAAAAAACGCACTTCTGGAATTGGGACAGTGATGAGGATACAGGCATCCGCACCCTGTACCTCGACGGCACCATTGCGGACGAAAGCTGGTGGGATGATGAAATCACGCCTCGAATGTTCAAGGACGAGCTGATGTCCGGCGACAGCGATATTGTTGTGTGGATCAATTCACCCGGCGGCGACTGCGTAGCGGCAAGTCAAATCTACGCTATGCTCATGGATTACCCGCATGAAGTCACAGTCAAGATTGACGGTATCGCTGCTTCGGCAGCATCAGTCATCGCAATGGCGGGCACGCAGGTGCTCATGGCACCTACGGCACTTATGATGATTCACAATCCACTCACAGTAGCAATCGGTGATACCGAGGAAATGCAAAAAGCCATTGCCATGCTGGACGAAGTCAAGGAGTCCATTATCAACGCCTACGAAATCAAGACTGGGCAGTCCCGCGCAAAAATTTCTCATCTCATGGACGGCGAGACTTATATGAACGCAAACAAGGCGGTGGAGCTTGGCTTCGCGGACGGCATCTTGGAGGACGCCAAACGCGACCACGGTGATGACATCGTTTTTGCTTTCAGCCGCAGGGCAGTCACCAACGCGCTATTCAACAAGATTATAACGAAACCCGCTCCGAAGGCGGAGCAAAAGAAGCCGGATGCGCCGACTGGCGTTTCCATCACCGAGGCTATGCAGAAACTGCAAGCCCGTAAATACATTTAACGGAGGTATTTGATTATGAAAAAGGTACTCGAAATGCGTGAAAAACGCGCAAAAGCGTGGGATGCGGCAAAGGCGTTCCTCGACACCCGCGCCAAGGACGGCGTCCTGTCTGCAGAAGACAACGCCACCTATGACAAAATGCTCGCGGACGTTGACGCAATGGCTCGTCAGATTGCCATTGAGGAAGACCGTGTGGCAAGGGATGCCGCAATGGCGCAGCCGACCAGTTCTCCCATCACCGAAAAACCTGTGACACAGAACGGCAAGCCTCTCATTCCCAGAGCGACCGTTGAATACCGTGAGGATTTCTATAATCTCATTCGCGGCAAGCGCCCTGTCCACAACGTCATGGAGGAAGGCACTTCTTCCACTGGTGGTTATCTTGTTCCGCTGGAATTCGACAACACTCTCGTTAAGGCACTTGCCCGCGAGAATGTAATCCGTTCTCTGGCAAAGGTCATCACAACTGCAGCACCGCACAGAATTAATGTGGCGCTTACTGATGTTTCTGCCGATTGGGTAGCTGAGTCCGGCGTGTTTACGCCCTCCACTCCTACCTTCAACCAGCTCTCTCTCGATGCATTCACGCTTCGTGCGGCAGCACTGGTCTCCGAGGAACTGCTTGAGGACTCCATGTTCGACCTTCAGGCCTACCTCATCGACAACTTTGCCCGCGCTTTTGCGGCCAAAGAGGAACAGGCTTTCTGCATCGGCACCGGCAGTGGTCAACCTACTGGCATCTTCACCGCAAACGGCGGCGATCTCGGCGTGACTACCGCTACTGCCGGAGACATTAAGGCGGACGAGCTTATCGACCTGACCTACGCGCTCAAGGACGGCTACAAGAAAAATGCTGTGTTTGTGCTTGGCAGTGGCACTCTCGCAAGCGTCCGCAAGCTCAAGGACGGTAACGGTGCATATATGTGGCAACCCTCTCTGCAGGCTGGTCAGCCTGACCGTCTGCTCGGTTTCCCTGTATATGTTTCTCAGTATGCTCCTACCATCGCGGCAGGTGCCTACACAGTCGCTTTCGGCGATTTCCAGAACTACTGGATTGCGGACCGTACCGGAAGAACTGTTCGCCGTGCAGACGAGCTCCACATCGCCAACCTTCAGACCGGCTTCTACGCTTTCCAGCGTGTTGACGCTAAGACGGTACTGCCTGAAGGCATCAAGCTGCTCAAGCAACACGCCTAAGGAGGTAGCGATATGAGCGAATATAACGCGAAGAACTACACCGAACAGGGTGGTGGGAAAACCGTCATCGGCGGAACGTTGGAAATCCAGGAGGGAGCCTCGGTAACGGGGCTTCCTTCTTCTCAAGTACCCGTCGCTACAGAAACCACACTCGGCGGAGTAAAGGCAACCGCCAAAACTGAAACGGATACCGTCGCGGCGAAAATCGGTACGGACGGAAACCTCTATGTTCCGACTTACCCAACCGTGCCGGAAGTACCCGTTGCGGTAAACCAGGCGGAAAGCACGGCGGAGGATATCACTACACTGATTGCCGATTTCAATGCGCTGCTTGCAAAACTGAAAACCGCTGGGCTTATGGCTCCGGACGCGCAGGAATAAAGAAAGGATGGCGGCGGTATGAACACATTGCTTGAAAAAGTAAAGGCAAACCTGATTCTTGAGCATTCGGCCGATGATGAGCTCCTGCAGATGTACATCACCGCCGCGGTCAAGTATGCCGAGAGCTATCAGCATCTCACAGAAAACTACTACACCGACCATCAGATGCCGCCTACCACAGAGCAAGCCGTCATTATGCTGTCATCCCATTTCTATGAATCCAGGGATGGCAGTACGGGCGGTTTTTTTGCCGACAATGTGCAAGCGGGACAGCAGGTGTGGGACACGGTCAATCTACTTTTACGGCTTGACCGGGATTGGAAGGTGTGAACATGAGCTTTGGTAAGATGAACACCCTCATCGACATTGTCGAAAAAGTGAACATAAAAGATGCAGAAGGATTCCGAACCGAGGTTGACAATATTGTCGCCTCGGTTAGAGCGTACCGGGAAGGTCGGCACGGCAACGAGAAATGGGCAAACCGCGCTCAATTCTCCGAAGCCACCGACCTTTTCTGCTTTCGTCGAATTCCTAATGTGACCGTTACGACTGCAATGGTTGTGGTGAACAACGAAGGTCGTTTTGAAATCACCTCAGTTGAGGATGTCAAAGGGCGCGGGATGTATATCGAGGTGCTCGCCAAGGAGGTGAAGCCGAGTGGCTAAAGCAGCATTTAAAATGCCGGAGGATTTTCTTCTGAAGCTCTCCCGGCTTGGAGAGAAAACAGATGAAATCATCCCAAAGGTGCTGGAAGCGGGCGGCGAAGTTGTGGAAGCAAAAGTTAAGTCCAACCTTCAAGCTGTAATCGGCAACGACACCAAGGAAGAAAGCCGCTCCACGGGCGAGCTGATCTCGGCGCTGGGCGTTTCCTCCGCAAGACAGGATAAGGACGGGAATTTCAATGTTAAAGTTGGATTTTCTGAGCCTCGTTCTGACGGCAAAAGCAACGCCATGATCGCGGGTGTCCTGGAATACGGTAAAAGCGGTCAGTCGCCGAAGCCTTTTCTGAAGCCCGCAAAATCGGCAAGTAAAAACGCCTGCGTTGACGCGATGATCGCGGCGTTTGAGAAGGAGGTTGAAAACATATGAGCCTGCTGGAAGAACTGAACACTCTCCTCTCACCGATTATCCCCGTTGAGACAGGCGCTTTTTCAGAGTCCGCCCCGAACAGATACGTTGTGATTACACCGCTGGCGGATACCTTTGCTTTGTATACCGATGACGGTCCCCGTCACGAAACACAAGAAGCGCGTCTGTCTCTTTTTGATAAGGGCAGCTACACAGCTATGAAAAACCAAATTGTCCGCTCCTTGCTAAACGCGGAATTCACGATAACCGACCGCCGGTATGTGGGCCATGAGGACGATACCGGCTTCCACCACTACGCCATCGATGTGGCGAAAATTTATGAACTGGAGGATTAATAAATGGCTACAATTGGGCTTGATAAGCTTTATTACTCAAAAATCACGGAGGCCGTGGATGGAACAGAAACCTACAGCACTCCGATCTCTCTCGCCAAAGCAATGAAAGCGGATCTGTCGGTCGAGCTCGCTGAGGCGACGCTTTATGCGGACGACGGTCCCGCCGAGGTCGTGAAGGAATTTAAAAGCGGCACTCTCTCGCTTGGTATCGACGATATCGGCGTGACAGCGGCCGAGGACCTGACAGGCGCAAAGCTTGACGATAACAACGTCGTAGTGTCCGGCAGCGAGGACGGCGGCACTCCCGTTGCGGTAGGCTTCCGGGCGAAAAAGGCAAACGGAAAGTACCGCTATTTCTGGCTTTACCGGGTGAAATTCGGTATCCCGGCGACCAACCTCGCCACCAAGGGCGACAGCATCACCTTCTCCACCCCGACCATCGAGGGTACGGTGTTCCGCCGCAATAAGCTGGACGGAAATGGCAAGCACCCATGGAAAGCCGAAGTGAACGAAGACGATACGAGCGTACCGGCTTCCGTTATCACCGGCTGGTACACGCAGGTCTATGAGCCTGTGTTCACAGTGCAGACCGGAGGAAGCCTAATGGCTGACGAAAGAAGCTCCAAAATTACCATCGGAGGTGCAGAGTATGAGATGCTCCTCACCACAAAGGCGACGAAGGAAATCGCTGGGCGCTACGGTGGGCTTTCCAATCTCGGCGAAAAGCTGATGAAAAGCGAGAATTTTGAGATGGCTCTCGATGAAATCGTATGGCTTATTACACTCCTCGCCAATCAGTCGGTACTGGTTTACAATCTGAAAAATCCCGCCAACAAGCGCGAGCTGCTCACAGAGGAAGCTGTCGAACTGCTCACTTCGCCCTTTGAGCTTTCGGATTATAAAAATGCCATCATGGACGCGA